CCAGCAGCCTGCGTGACGTGCTGTTCCAGATAGACCTCGTACTTGCCGTCCCGAAGCCAGCGAAACAGGTCAGGAAGGCTCCCAACGAACTCTCCGGCGGTCTTCCTCCGCTTCTGCTCGTCAATCGCCCTCTGAACGGCTTGTAGGAGGGTCTGAGGGCCTTCAAGGCCAACGATGGACTTCCACTCGTCGAACGCCTTGGGCTTTGTCTGAGATGAGACGCGATCAGGAGCAGATTGATACAGCTTCCACAGTTCCTCGAACTCCTCGCTGTATGCGGCACGTTGCCGCTTTTTGCCGCGTTTTGCGGCAGGCTCGGGATTTTCGTTATTTTTTTTCTGACCGTTCTTATTATTAATACTTAAATACTCTTCTTTAATAATACTAGAAGAAGAGATAGAGGCTTCGCTCCCCTTCGGTCGCTCCGCCAGCGTAACGTCCCTGTCAACCCCTAGCTCGATCAAATAGGCACAAAACCCAGACAGCGACATGGTTCTGGGCTTGTAACGCTCCAAGTCATAAACCAAATCCTCCGGTAATCGGAGAAAAACACTCTTTGCCATTGCTTGCAGAAAATTGCTGAAGTTTGCAGGTTGATAGTGATTGCTAGCATTGCTAGCGGCGAAAGATTAGCCACCTCAAGCCGGGCTGGCAAGCATCGCAGGGCACGATTTCGGCAGTCTCATCCCGTCTATTTGCGTCACGCTCGTCTCACACGCGTCTCAAAAGAACGCACATCACCAATTTGGGTTTATCCTGTTAGCAATCAACTTTTCCCGCAAACTTGGCGCGCTCCACTGCTGCCGAAGTGAACTTCCGTGTTGACACGATTTACGGTCTTTTGACCGAAGGACAATCACGCGGTCAGATCGTTCAATTCTCAGCGAATCAGTGGAAATGTTCGGCACGTCAGGCTGATGAATATATTCAGCGCGCTCGTATTCGCCTGGAACAAGATGCTGATATGGCGCGCCCTGCTTGGCTCGCTGAAGCACTCGGCAGACTTCGTACCTACGAACAATCGGCTTATAAACGCGGGCAAACGCAAGTCGCCCTAAACGCTGTTCAACTTCAAGCCAAGCTCATCGGCTTTGATTTATGAGCCTGCTGGCTAATGCACCTGGCGGCAATCTCCTTGAACCGCCAACAGCTCAGCTCACTGGCCCGCCCGCTCAGGAAACCCTGGCCCGCATTCGGCAAACCCTCCTGCCGCATCAGATCGCCTTCTGCGATGACACCGAACACCGCAAGCTCGCCCTTGTCTGTGGGTTTGGTGCTGGCAAGACCCATGGCCTAGTTGCCAAGGCTGTTCACATGGCAGCCCTCAACATCGGCTATGTCAGCGCCCTGTTTGAGCCTGTCGCCCCGATGCTGCGCGACATCCTGCAGCGCACGATGGATGACCTGTTGGAAGAGTGGGAGATTCCGTTTGACTTCCGCGTTAGCCCGTTGCCGGAATACACCCTGCATTTCGCGGAGGGCAGCCACACCATCCTTCTGCGGACCATGGAGACGTGGAACCGGATTCGTGGTCAGAACCTCTGCGCCATTGGTTTTGACGAAGCGGACACGGCGAATAAGCGCACGGCAGAGCAGGCCACCCGGATGGCGCTTGCCCGTCTTCGTGATGGCAACGTCCAGCAGTTTTATGCCGCCACGACGCCGGAGGGCTACGGCTGGGCCTTTGACACGTTCGACCGGAATGCCGGGGAAGATACGGCGCTAATTCGTGCGCGGACCATGGACAACCCGCACCTTCCCGCTGGGTTCGTGGACAGCCTGATGGCGAATTACCCGCCGCAGCTAATCAAGTCGTATCTGGAAGGGCTCTGGGTCAACCTGAATACGGGCCAGGTGTATGACCGCTTTGACCGTGCCAAGCATGTGGTGGCCAGCGTGGCTGACTTCAGTGGTGAGCCGTTGCGGGTAGGCGTTGACTTCAACGTTGGCAACATGTCGGCAGTAGTCACGGTGCGGAACGGCAACAGGCTGACCGTGGTGGACGAGATCAGCGGCGCGCACGATACGGACGCCCTGGCGCAGGAACTGAAACGGCGCTACCCGATGCACCATATATATGTCTATCCCGACGCCTCAGGCGGCAACCGCAGCACCAATGCCAGCCGCACCGACATTCAGATTCTGGAAAGCTACGGGTTCAGCAATCAGTCAGGCCGATCAAATCCTGCCGTTCGTGATCGCGTCAGTGCTGTTCAGGGTCTGCTGGAAAACGGCAAGGGCGAGGTCAGGCTCAGCGTGGCTCAGGGTTGTGCGCGGTTGATCGAGTGCTTGGAGCTGCAGAGCTGGACTGAGAAGGGCGAGCCTGACAAGGAAGGCGGGCACGATCACATGGTTGATGCGCTGGGGTATGTGGTGTGGCGTGAGTTCAACCCGCTGCATCAGGGCGCTGGCCGCGGCACGGGCATCAGGCTGTATTGACAAAGGTCTGGGGTATACCCCATAATTAGGTCAACGGGGGCGACCCCACCCACACACCAGACAAATGCAAGCCACCATCAAGTCCGCTCTTGAGTTCGCCCAAGCCCAAGGCATGACCACCCAGCAAGCAATCAGCGCCGCCATCCTGATTGTGAAAGAGCGCCATCAAGTCGAACTCTCCACCGCAATGGATGCCGTTCTTGGTCAAGGAGCTTGGCAAAACAGCGTTGATGATCTCTGGGAAGCCTTCAACGCTTGATCCACTCAGCCCCTTCGGGGGCTTTTTCTTGCCTTCGCCTCTATCGTGAACGCGCCGCACATATCCGATGGCAACTTACCTCTGGCACGAAATGGAAGCTGCTTTTGACGCAGCCCAAGATCTTGACGCCGGCAGCTTCAGCCAAACCGCTGCTGCCATCCTCTCCGTTGTTCAACAATGGCTATACGAAGAGGGCTTTGACGAAGCCGCCGACTCACTAGACGAAGAGATCTTCCACGCCGAAGAATCTGATTAACTCGCTGGGTCGGTTCTACCCGTAAGGCTGAACGCCGTGTGTGGCGGTATCGGAGGCCCAGCCAACATTCAGCATTAACCTAGAACCATAGAATTTGTACATGGCTAGGCGCGCAAGATGACTTACACCGGTTTCAAGCACTACGACCGGAGCATTCAGCGCCAAGCAACGCAGGTGCAGGATCCGTCTGGCGCTTGGGCCGCGATGGAACCCCACTGGATCTTGATTGAAGATCTGATGGAAGGCACCTACGGTATGCGCCGTAAGCATCGCCGGTATCTGCCGCAAGAGCCACGCGAACTGGACGAGAGCTTTGATAACCGCCTAGCTCGTTCTGTTTGCCCGCCTTATTACCAACGTCTTGAACGGATGTTGGCTGGCATGTTGACGCGCAAGCCGGTCAAGCTGGATAACGTCCCAGATCAGATTCGCGAGCAGCTGTTTGACGTTGACCTGCAGGGGAATGATCTAAACATCTTCACCTATGAGCTGACGCGGAAGATCGTTCGCTACGGCCACGTTGGCGTCTTGGTTGACTTCCCAACTGCCACTGACGACGAAACACAAAACATCACCGATGTTGCAAGCCTTCGTCCGTACTGGGTTTGCTACACCCCGCGTGACATCCTTGGTTGGCGTTCTGAAATCGTCAACGGCGGCCAGCAGCTGATCATGCTCCGCCTGATGGAGCGCGTCGTTGTTCCTGATGGTGAGTTTGGCGAAAAGTACGTTGAGCAGATCCGCGTGCTTCGCCCTGGCTCTTATGAGCTATACCGCCAAAGCGAAGACAACGGTGATTTCGAGAAAGTAGCCGAAGGCCGGACCAGCCTTGATTACATCCCATTTGCTGTTGCTTATTCCAACCGTGTTGGGCTGCTTGAGTCACGTCCGCCGATGGAAGACATCGCAGAGCTGAACCTCAAGGCGTATCAAATCCAGAGCGATCTAGACAATATGCTGCACATCAGTGCAGTGCCGATGCTGGCATTCTTCGGGTTCCCCAGTTCTGCCGAGGAAGTATCGGCTGGTCCCGGTGAAGCAATCGCATTTCCTGCTGAAGGCCGCGCTGAATACATCGAGCCTGACGGCAAGAGCTTTGAAGCGCAGTTCAAGCGCCTTGAGCAACTCGCTAATCAGATCAACGAACTCGGCTTGTCTGCTGTCTTGGGTCAAAAGCTCAGCGCCGAAACAGCCGAAGCCAAGCGCATTGATCGCAGCCAGGGCGATAGCACCATGATGGTGATTGCTCAGCAGGTGCAGGATCTGATCGACAACTGCCTGCAGTTCCACGCAGACTTTGTGGGTCAAGCTCAAGCCGGTTCCAGCTATGTCAACCGGGATTTTGTGGGCGCACGCCTTGAGCCTGCGGAAATCCTCGCGCTGCTGCAGCTCTACACCGCCGGTTCCATCAGCCAGAAAACACTGTTGGATCAGCTCAGTGAAGGCGAGATCCTGGGCGACGATTTCGATGTTGAGGAAGAGCTGGAAGCAACGCAAGCAGGTGGCCTGATCGAAATGGGCGGGCCTGAGAATCTTGGCGCTCAAGATGTGATGGGCGAAGAAATGCCAACTGAGCAAGTTGGCTAATCTGTCTTTAGCTTGATCACTTGATATGGCCCGCCGTTACGTCCGCGACGCTCGTGGTCGCTTTGCTTCCAAGGGTGTTGGCGGCGTTGGTGGCTATCAAGGCCAAACGAGTGGCCGCGGTGCGCGATTGAAAACGCCTGGAAATGTCAGGGCTGGTGGGGGTGCGAAACAAAAGTTGAGCGCTAGCCGCGCTGGGACTGTTGGCAAGTCAAAAAGTTTGAAGCCGCAATCTGGCCGAGAACTTCGCACTGGTGTGGCGCTCAACAGAGCCAAGACAATCAATGCGCGCATGAGCGGTGGCGTAGACACTGCAGCGGCCAACGTCGCCTTCAAGGGAACTCGTGGGCGTCGGCTTGATGCAGACATCAATGCAAGTGTTAAGCAGCAGAAAACTCAGACCCGAACAGCAGATAAAGCAAGAAACAAACAGTTCAAATCTGATCAGTCCAAAGCGAAGGCGTTGCGTGACAGATACGGCGATGCTTACGCAAAAGATTTTGCCGCTCGTCAAGGTAAAAGCGTCAGCGAAGTGAAGGCCGCAATTAAGAGCCTTCCGCCAAGCCAGCAAGTAAAGGTTTTATCTGAAGGGGCTCGGAAACTAAGGGCTGAAGCGAACGTTCAGCGCACAATGGCGGCTCAGCCTGCATCTGGCAGTCGGCGTCTAAGCAAGGCTCAAGTTCGCTCGCAGCTAAGAGCGGACACTGCTCGTGATATTTATGCCGCTACTGGGTCGAAAAGAGCGCAAATTATCCGCAATCAAGCTGGCCTAGCAAGAACGGAGCGCGCTAAGCAGAATCAGATGCGAACTCGTTCAGAACGTCTGGCGGAAGCTCAAAGAACTGGCTTGCCCATGATCACTGTTTCGGGTCGTCGTGGTTCTTACAAACCTGCGGCCAACTCTCAAGCTGCGATCAAAATCGAGCAGGCCAAGGGTCGCGTAAAACAGTTCACGCAATCTAAAAAAGTTGTAGACAGTCAAATCCGACAAGTGCGCCAAGAAATCAAGGATGCTCGCAGTAATGCAATGACTTTCGGCGCGGTGCCTGGCCTCAAACTCAAGCTGGTAGAGCTGCAAGGCAAATCAAAGGAATATAAGATGACCATCGAAAAAGCTCGTCAAGCGTCCAAAGGATGAAGCCCGAAGTCACCGCCGTAGGTCGTTTGCTCAAGAAAAAAGGCGACGAACCCCGCATTCATAAAGTCATCGCCGTAAAGGCTGACGGCCAGGTGCGTACCATTGTTAATAAGGAAATGACCTGAGCGTGGTGTCATGACGCAATCCGGCGTAACGCCTCGCCTTCTCAACGTTGAGCAGTTCAAGCGCCGGATTAATCGCAATGACCCGGTTGCCAATATCTACCGCAACGCCATTGACCTGAACCGCTTCAGCAATGCAGTGGCCCGTCAAATTGTGCGGGACTACAACAACATTGTTCTTAGTGCGGTTGCCGATCTACGGGCAATCAACCTTGGCGAAGCGACAGCAGGTGCCGGGATTGTGGCGCCGTCTTCTGTGCAGGCTCAGCGTTTGCGCGTGATCTTGGCGCAGCTGAAGGAATCGCTTGATGGCTGGGCTGGTCGCAGTACGGCTTATGTGACGCAAGAGCTGCAGGGCTTGGCTGAACTTCAGACCGACTTTGTGCAGGAACAGATCAGGCTGGCAATTAGCGGCGGCGTGACTGATGCGCGTGAATTGCTGCCATCACAGGTCAACGCTCTGGCCCAGGTGAACACGGTGCAGGTGGCGCCGAACTTCGCTGCGAGTGTTGCCACGGTTGACCCCACTGATCTGAATTTCACGCTGCCCGGCACTGGCGCTTTCAACTTGACCGCTGGACAGGGCGCAGCCATCACGCTGCCCAATGGCGATGTTGTGTCGAAGGCGTTCCGTGGCTTGGCCGAATCTCAAGCGCAGCGATTCAACGCCGTCATCAGGACTGGGATCCTCAGTGGCGAACCAACTGCCCAGATCGCACGCCGCCTGATCGGAAGCCTTGACTTTGGAGACCTTGCCAAGACCGCACGACAGCAAGCGTTGGCTGGTGGTGAGCTGACCAAGATGGCCGACCATCAGGTGCTGACGGTTGTTCGCACGAGTGTTCAACAGGTTGCCAACGCAGCCAGTACGCAGGTCTATCAAGCCAATCAAGACATCACCAAGAAATACCGCTACGTCGCCACGCTCGATAGCCGCACTTCGGCAATTTGCCAAAGCCTTGACGGTAAGGAATTTGAATACGGCAGAGGGCCAGAGCCGCCGGTTCACTTCAACTGCCGCAGCACGACGATCCCGATCATTGACTACGAAGAGCTTGGCATTCCTGAGCCTGACTGGGGAACGGGTCCATCGCAGCGGGCCAGTGCCGAAGGTCCGGTCAAAGGCAACGTCACTTATGGCAAGTGGCTTCGCGGCCAGCCCAAGGAATACCAAAAAGAAGTGTTCCGCAGTGAGACTCGCGCCGCCTACTTCAGGAAGCTTGCCAATAAATACGGCCCGCAAGATGCGCTGAGCCGCATGGTCCGTGAAGACGGCACCGAAGTTACCCTGAAGCAACTGCAGCAGAGTTACGGCAAAGTTCGGGTTGATTAAGCTGTAGCCAGTCGCTGCCAGCTGATGCCACTTAAAAAAGGCCGCAGCAAAAAGGTGATCCAAGAAAACATCCGCCGTGAAATCAAGGCGGGCAAGGATCCCAAGCAGGCCGCGGCCATTGCCTATTCCAAGGCAGGCAAATCCCGTAAACGTCGCAAGAAAAAGTGATGGCCATTGGTATTGGCTCCCGTGTTAGCTGGGTTTATCAAGGGGTTCGCACTTATGGCGTGGTCGTCGGTAAGGAAGGCAAGAGAGGCTCTGTTCCTACTGCTGGTGGTGGGACTGTCGTTCGTGTTGGCTCTGCCGATGACCCTGTGTTGCGAATCAAATCGGAATCGACCGGTAACCCAGTTCTCAAAAAGCGGTCAGAATTGAAGGCAGCGCCCAAACGCAAATGAAAGGCCGAATCTGGCAAGGCAGTTGCACTTACCTCAGATGTTCTGACGGCATCGTTGAGGGTCGTTTCGCCTTTGCTACGCCGACTAGCCCTGAAATCCTTGGGGCCTTGCTGGGTAGGCTTGCAGAAGGCGTAGAAGTCATTACCTGCACGGAGGATGACGAAGAGGACGATTAGCGGCCTTCCATCCTGAAGATCCATTCCTTCAGTTCGATCACATAGCGCCGTAGTTGATCCGCCTGTTCGGCGTGCCATCTGTCGCCAGTGCTGAAGTATTGGCGCGTATGCAGATCAATTGCGCGCAGCAGTTGGACGATCACAGGGTTCCACGGTTCCCTGGTCGGTGTATTCCATTCGCGCATTGTCCCTGAAGCGGGATTACCGCACCAGTCTGATTGTTCACCTTGAAAATACAGATATACTCCGCAAGTAACCCTACGGGTCTTTCATGTCTGACGAACAAATGCAGGACGCTACGCCGACTGCAGACAATCAAGAACTTGACGTTCTCAAGAAAAGCATTGAAGCCCTTGAGCGCAAGAACTTCGAGCTAATCGGCAAGCTTAAGGAACAAAAGGAAAAGACCAGCGCCGTGCCCGATGGCGTGGACGTTAAAGAGCTGGTGGAGTTCAAGCGCCGCAAGGAGCAGGAGGAACTCGAATCCAAGGGCAAATACGACGAAGCCCTCAAGCAATACGCTCAGCAGTTCTCTGAGCGCGAAGAGGAGCTGAAGCGCAAGATTTCTGACCTTGAATCAAAGCTGACCGTCAATCAGCTGGACAACCGTGTGGTTGCAATCCTGGCTGAGCAGGGCGCACACAATCCCCACGATGCTTTGCGCTTGGTCCGTGATCAGCTGAAGCTAGACGAGTCGGGCAACCCTGTCGCCGTGGACGGGTACAACGAAGTACCGATGGATCAATGGGTTGAAAAACTCAAGACCGAACGCGGTTATCTGTTCCGTCCGCCCAGTGTCAAAGGTTCTGGCGCTCCTGTCGGTGTCCGCTCTGCTTCCAGCGAGATTCCCGCGGGCATGAAAAACCCGTTTAGCCGCGATCACTTCAATTTGACCGAACAGTCCCGCCTATTCCGTACTGACCGGGATATGTATGACCGCTTGAAGGCCGCGGCAAACAATGCTTAATATGTATGCGTTAGGTGTGACGGCTACGCCAGATCGCCATTGGGTTACGCCCGCAAAACCACGAATTTTTTAGGTACTGACTCATGGCGACTCTTCGCTCTGATGTCATCATCCCTGAGATTTTCACGCC